TATTTTGTCCGAATCATATAGTTTAGGTGGATCAGTTGTCAAAAAGACTAATACAACTGCAAAAACAATCACCGAAGGTTTGGCAAGTAAACCAGTTGCATCAACAGCTCCTGCAAAGGAATTGATTGTAGAAAACAGCAACGTGATGGCTTCAAGATTCCAAAAGCTCGCCGGAATTAAGAAGTAAAAAGTTAAATTAAGGTGAGTAAAAACTAACTATAAAATAAATTCAAATTATGAGTGATATTAAATCATTATTGACAAACAATATGAATCCACAGGCTAAGTTGATGACTGAAACCCGTGGATTGCAAAGCAAATGGGACAAGACTGGTCTTCTTGAAGGACTAGAAGGTGTCGATAAGGCACACATGTCCATCTTGCTTGAAAACCAAGCACAACAATTGTTGAACGAAGCTACCTCTACAGGTACTTCCCAAAACAGTGAACAATGGGCTGGCGTAGCTCTTCCATTGGTTCGCCGTGTATTCGCTGAAATTTCCGCTAAGGAATTCGTTTCAGTTCAACCAATGAACCTACCATCTGGTCTAATCTTCTATCTAGACTTCAAGTACGGTACCAACCGTAACGGTCTACCAGGATCTAACCCATTCAGTGGTTCATCCATGTTCGGTGGTACTGGCATCAAGCTAGGTTCTACTGATTCTCCAGAAAACGGTCTATATGGTGTTGGCCGTTATTCTTACACCAGTAACTATTTTACACAAGCAATCAGTAGCGTAACTTCAGGTTCCGCAACTTTGAGTGATCTTGATTTTGATAGTTCATTGACTTCAAGTACTCAAGCATTTGCAGGACAAAGAATTACTTTGCCTATCAGCACCAATACCTATAACATTGATTTGAACGCTGTAAGAAGTTTCACCATCAGTGGTTCTGGTATTAATCCAGCAAACGTAATCAATGAATTAACTAAGGTATATAATACCGGTACATTGGCCAGCCCAAATTACTCAATCCAATTCATTGTAACAGGTTCAACTGCTGCAGGTAACACCAGTGCTAATGCAACACTAACTTACACCAAACAACCAACTGATGAAACCCGTGGTGATTTTGAAGATTCAAATCCATTCAAGGGATCTGCCGGTGGTACTTCTGGTATTAACCAAGGTACTGACATCAACATTCCAGAAGTTAACTTGGAACTTAAGAGTGAACCTATCGTTGCTAAGACCCGTAAGTTGAAGGCCGTCTGGACTCCAGAATTGGCTCAAGACTTGAATGCTTACCATAGCATTGATGCAGAAGCAGAATTGACTGCTCTCTTGAGTGAATACGTATCAATGGAAATTGATCTTGAAATTATGGACATGTTGATTAGTGCTGCTCCAGCATTAACCACTGATGCTTGGTCCGCCGTAATTGGTAAGGAACTAATCAAGGGTGGAAATGATGCTAACGGTCTACCAACCTTTACTGTAAACAATGATTCAACCAATCGTACTGCTTACGTAAAGAGCACTTGGTACCAAACTCTTGGTAACAAGATCCAAAAGGTATCTAACAAGATTCACCAATTGACCCTACGTGGTGGTGCTAACTTCTTGGTTGTAGGACCAGACGTAGCCACTGTATTGGAATCCATCCCAGGATACGTTGTAAACACTGACGGTGATAGTGCTAAGTTCGCAATGGGCGTAAGCCGTGTTGGTTCTTTTGCTTCACGTTTCCAAGTTTACAAGAACCCATACATGCAAGAAAACACAATCTTGATGGGCTTCCGTGGTAACAACTTCCTAGAAACCGGTGCAGTTTATGCTCCATATATTCCATTGGTACAAACCCCATTGGTATATGATCCAGTAAACTTCACTCCACGTAGAGGTGTAATGACCCGTTATGCCAAGAAAGTAGTCCGCCCAGAATTCTACGGCAAGATATATGTTGGTGATTTGAACCAAGTCTAATCTAACATATAAAGTAAATTAAACACAAACTCTCAGTAGAAATACTGAGAGTTTTTTTGTATCTTTTTATTAAAATTCAAGATATTTATGGTAAGGTATGAAAAGTGGAATTTATAAAATAACAAATTTAAAAAACGGCAAATTTTATATTGGATCATCTAAAGACATTGAAAGAAGATGGTGGGAACATACAAATGAATTAGACAAAAACATTCATATAAATAAAAAATTACAAAATGCTTGGAATTTTTATGGGAAAGATAACTTTAAATTTGAAATCATTGAAGAATTAAAAAATGAAAAGTTATTATTAGAAAGAGAACAACATTATTTAGATACATTTCAACCATATAGAAATAATATTGGTTATAACATTGCATTACAATCTTCAGGAGGTGATAATTTTACACACAATCCAAATAAAGAAATTATAAGACAACAATTATCAGAAATGTATTCAGGAGAAAACAATCCTATGTTTGGTAAAAAACATGATGATGATAGTATTTTGATTCAAAAACAAAAAGCGATTGGTAGATTCACATTAAATTGGTTCATACAAAAGTATGGAACAGATTTAGGTAATAAAAAATATGAAGAGAGAAGAAGTAAATTATCATCAAGAAAAATAAATTATTGTTATAACAATAAAAAAACAGGAATTAAACATGGACCAATGGATGATAATAAAAAATTAAATATATCATTAGCAAAATCCCACATTAAAAAAATTAAAAATGAATTATATAGTGATATATTATCAAATCAATATACAATTAAAGAATTGTCTGTTAAATATAATCTAAGCGGTACTACCATAAAGTATCATAAAAAGAAGATTAAATCATAGTTTAATTCTATTTATATTCATGATTAAATTAACTGATATTCTTGATGAAATGGTTGAACGAGGAGAACCAATGAAGTTGGTCAAAGATACCTCTATCAGTGATCAATTGAAATATCATTTGGGTAGAAATCTCACTTTAGAAGAAAATATATTTAGAATTTACAGTGAAGGATATTTTAAATTAGTAAATGAAGTACGTGAATTATATAATCAAGATTTAATTGAGTTGAATGATAATGACGTAGATATTATAGAAAGTGATCTTGGCACTAAAGCAATATATGAAGGTATAGAAGTATATTTAGATGCACCAATTGAAATAGAAGAAGATGAGTATATTAATGAAGTCAAACACAGAGGTAGAACTGTAAATCTTAATAGACCATTTAGAACTCCAGGAGGACCAAAGAAATTTGCTGTATATGTTAAATCAAAGGCAGGTAAAATAAAGAAAGTAACCTTTGGTGATCCAAACATGAGAATCAGAGCCGGTAGTGCAGCACGTAGAAAAAGTTTCAGAGCCAGACACAGATGCAGTCAAAAGAAAGATCGTACTACAGCTGGATATTGGAGTTGCAGAAGTCATAGAATCAAATCACTAGGTACTAAGAGTAAAGGAAAATACTGGTAAAATATGACACTTGCAGAATTAAAATCATTAATAAAAGAAGTATTGCTTGAAGCCGTGCCGTTTGATAAAGCAACTGATATTGAATATGGACTAAAAGCCAAATATGATGAATTGGGTGATTATACATTTGGTGTAGAATTTGAATTTGAACCTGTTGTAGAAGAACAGAATTTATCAACTGATCAAATCATAGAAAAGTTATCAGATCTGATGGGTGCATCATACAGTTATGATAATGGATTAACTGATGCTTATAATTCATGGGTTGATGAACAAAGAAATGAAGCAGCAAAAAGATGGAATCGTTATGGAACTATTGATAATATTGATAGATATGATGAAGAATATGGTCCAATGAGTGTAGATACATTTGATAGTAGTGTATCTGAACCAGTTGAAAGTGATTATGCTACTGAAGAGGAATACAATGAAGCATATAAAAAATATGATGAAGTAAGAAATGAAGTGGACAGTGAATATACTCGTTGGGAAAGAAGAAATCAAGGTGATTATGTTGATGAATATTTAAGACTTTTAGCAAGAAGTGGAGATTGGACTGATTTTATTCCAGATAGTGAAATGAATGTCACTGATATGGAAGGTGGTATTGATTCTGCGTATAATTTATTAGATAGTCTGGGTGAAGATGTAAGAAAAGATGATAAACCAGATAAAGACACATGGGCAGTTGGTGAAGATGGACCAAATGTTGAAATAAGAAGTAGACATATGAGACAAACAGGCAATGATTTTAATATTATTTCCAAAGTAGGAAATTGGGTAAGTGATCAAGCAACACATGGAAAAACTGGAATGCATGTTCATATAGGAGTTCCAAGTGATTTTGATATGTTTGATGTATTGGCAATGAGTACATTGGTTGATGAAAATGCTATTAAATCTGCAGTAGCCATGGACAGAGATTTTAACAGTTTTGCCAAATTGAGAAGAAGTTTGAGTAACGCAATTTATAATAGAATTCATGAATACATGCGTAGACAATCTGAAAATGTACCAAAATCTTTTACGCTTACAAACGCACAAATGAAAGAAGTATTAGCTCATTTTGATCGCAATCACGGTACAAATATTGCAGCATTTAGTGAACATAAAACAATTGAATTTAGATATTTGGGTTCTGATATGGCAGATCAAGTATTGAAGTGGATATCTTATTTCTTGTTGTTACCTCGTATCGCTAAGAGCAGAAATCAAGTAAAATTGGATACTATTTATAATGAACAAATAGTAGCTACAAGAATGCCTGGTAAGATTAAGTTTGATTTGTTTACGACAGATGACCCAAGAATTAGTGTTCCAATGCCAAAAGAACCTGCGGATGTAATCAAACAAAAAGCATTTGAATTACCAAGCAAATTAGATATTGCAAAACAACAAGCTGCGGATAAAAAACAACAAAAATAATATGTTTCCATTCAAAGAAACTCATTTACAAGACAATTTGTATTTAAGAGAGTTTGAAGAATCTGTTGATACAGATGATTTGGAATGGCACAGAGACAGAGAAGATAGAATTGTTGAAATTATAGGTGAAACTGATTGGGAATTGCAAATGGATAATCAATTACCACAACGCATGACTGGCAAAATCTTTATACCAAAAGAAGTTTGGCACAGAGTTATAAAAGGAAATAGTGATTTAAAAGTTAAAATAACTAAATTATAATAATATTTATTATATTATGGGAGCAGCAGCAGGACCATCAGCAATTAACGGAGATGATTTAAAACAAAGGGTTAAATCCACTTCAAATGGGTTTAATCAAAATGGATATGTTGGTGTTAGATTGGGAGGATACAACACTGAAGTTACAAGGGTATGGGCTGATATAAAAAATGATGCTAATTCTGCATGGTTTTGTGTATTTACTGTATTTAGAGGCACAAGTCCTTATGTAAATACTGCAGTTTCTGCAACTGCTGGATCAATACCTACTGAAAATGATACTGCAATGAATAAATTTTCAGATGCAGACATTAGAAGATTTTTAAATTCAGGTACCAAAGAAACAAGAACTCAATGGTGGCATATATCAGAAGCAGATGGTAGTGTATGGGCATCTGGATCTTTGAGTAATTCAGATACAATGTATAATTTGTTTTTAGATACTTCACTGTGGTCAAGTGATGCTTATACATTTACAAATGGGTATTTCAAAAGAAGAGATGGTAATGAAGCTAACTATCCTGCCACATGGGTAACAAGTTCAAACGGTGGATGTAGTGGTTTTGTAGGTGGATGGAGTAATTATTATGAACAAAGTTGTGTAAGAAGTTGGTTTGCTGGTTGTGAAGGTGCTCCTGCGTACAATCATTGTTGTGCATGTCCAACTGATAGAGCAAATAAATTGATAGTTTGGGCTAAATAAGTTTATGTATAAAGAATTGATAATGGTAAGAAACAGAGATGGTTTTTGGGTGGATACTATGCATAGAAATTATCCATTTCCACAAAATAATTTGGTTACTCAAGTTGCAATTGATTATATTTTTAGTATGTATTCATCTGGTTTGGGTGAATGTAGAGTAGAAGTATCAGAAGGTGATAGAGAATTATACTTAATAAGTGAACAACAATTACCATGTGCAAATTGTGGTAATTAATATATATTGTTATGGCTACAAGATATTCACCAGCAATTGTTACATCAGGATTAGTTTTATGTTTGGATGCGGCTAATAGAAAAAGTTATTCAGGCACAGGTACTACATGGTCAGATTTAAGTGGAAATGGGAATGATGTATATGCGTCTACAACAATATCATTGGCTCAATTTGGAAATGCAACGGCTTTTAATTTTGATGCGGTTGGAAAATATTTCACTAGAGGGCCTTTTTATGGAAGTTCAAATTTTACTAATAGTCCGGCAACAGATGCTACATTAGAAGCTTGGATATATCCGGCTACATCAGAACTTAGTGCAGGTGATCGTGGAACAATTATATTAAATGTAGGAACAAGTGGTTTGTATATGAGTTGGAACAAAAGCAACCAAAAATTATCAAATTATTGGTACAGTCATCCAACAGAAGGTTATCATGAAAATGCAGATGCGTCTAATAGGTTAACATGGAATCATTGGTGTAGTGTTTGGAACAATACTGACGGTAAATTATATCAATATACAAATGGTGTAAAGGCATCTGCAGATGGAAGTAGTGTAGGAAATTCAGCTGGTGGTACTAGTTTAAACATAGGACAAGAAAGTAGTGACCGTCAATTTGCTGGTGGAATTGCAATTATAAGAATGTATAATACACCACTTACTTCTGTACAAGTTTTACAAAATTATAACGCAACAAAATCAAGATTTGGAAGATAAAATATATGGGATTGTCACATTCACCAAAAATAGTTACATCAGGATTAACACTGTTATTAGATGCGTCTAACAGTAAAAGTTATCCAGGAAGTGGCGCTAATTGGACTGATTTAGCTCAAAGTCTGTCATTCAGCAGTCAAGGTGCAACACAAACTCCATTTACAACAAAAAAAGGAGCCGGTTGTTTTGATTTTAATGGATCTGGTTATTGGGAATGTACAAGTGGATCTAGCAATGTTGATTTGGGTGGTGATTGTACCATAATATTATGGTTTTTTTGTGAAACTTTAGCATCAAGAAGAACGATTTTTGAGAAAGCAGGAAACAGTTATACGTCATATGAACAAGAAATAGCTGTAACTTGGGAAACTGGTCTTGATTTTAGTTATTATAGTAGATATTCACCTGCCTATGATTATGCAGGTACCTTATCAAATACAAATAATGATTGGAACATGACTGCAATTAAAATGTCTACTGGCAAAACAACTGCAGCAAGAACTGGATTTTACAGTAAAAATGGTTCTGCTTGGGGTGCTTCTTATACATCAAGGTCTAGCGTAGCTGTTGTTGCAGCTGGTAATTTAAGAATTGGAAGTGGTTATGCTGGTACTGTAACTGATGGATTTATTGGACAAGTATTATGTTATAATAAAATGTTAAGTGACGCAGAAATACTTCAAAATTATAACGCAACAAAATCAAGATTTGGATTATAAAACGTAATAAACTTAATTGATTTTATATTTATAATCAATGAGTGCTAATTTAGATCAAGATAGAGTAAGATGGCCAGGAAGTGGTAGTGCTGTAAACACAGGCAGTATACCATTTGGTTTTTATTTAGATGAACCTACACCTGCTAGTTTAACAGCAAGCGTTGGTTATTTTGAATATGACTGTGAAAAGAGTGCGGAATGGGCTGCAAAGAGATTAGGATATCCAATCATTGATATTGAAATGATTGACGTTAATTTTTATGCATGTTTTGAAGAAGCAGTAAATGAATATGGTGCTCAAGTAAATCAATTTAATATTAGAAACAATTTGTTGAATTTACAAGGATTAAGTACCGCTGATAATCCTAATATTACTGGC